CCCTAGTAGATGAGCCACATGCGTCTGTAGCTTCTCTACCTACAGTCAAGTCACCAAAGTCTGTAGTATTACCTGAAGTTCCCATGTTAACAAACTCTAATGTAACATTATCAGCATCATTGTTTAAATGTATTATAGCTCTAGGAAGAGCAAGGGGAGTAAAACTAGCACTAGCATCACTAGGAGCCGATGTACCGTAAGCATTAATAGCCCATACTTTAGCTGTAGCTGCAGTACCAGCAGTAAGACTACTTACAACAATAGGTGAAGACGTACCTGTGTTAGAACCAGCACTGTAGTCTGTATCATCTGTACTAACCTGTGCAACAAAACCAGTAATAGCAGACGTACCAGTATCACTAGGAGCAGTAAATGCTACACTAACAGATAACTCTCCAGCAGTGCCAGCAACACCTGTTGGTATATCAGGTGCATCTAATCCGTCTTGACCTACAAAGCCACCATTTCTTCTAGCCATTAGTCGTTGCCCCTATTAAGCATCATCCATTAATTCAAAACTTACTAAGTATGTTAAGTCACTAGCTGCAGAAGCTGTTACTGCAAGTATGTCTGTTTCATCTAAGTAAAAGCCATTGTCCTTACCTACAACAATTAGTGTTGAATCAGCAGGTACAGATACTGTCTTAGCTATTGCAACATAGTTTGAACCATTGTCTATACTTACCTCTACTGTAATATCAGCAGCGTTACTACCATCAATGTTTGCAATGATTAGTGTATTTACTTTAGCAACTTTATCTGCAGCAACATCAATAATAGATGCTCTACTTGTTGTTACTGCACCAGCTACTGTAGTAGGTGTAATGCTTGATACATCAATTAGATTAATTACGGCCATTTATTTCTTCCTTTATCCGAATACGATTGCCATTGCTATGGCGAAACCTTTAGTAGCGGCACTACCTGCCATGTATGTTTTAACTGTTTCAACTGAGGTCATTCTCATTGTACCAGCATCATTAATTAGTATACCATCTCCATCAGCAAGTGCTGTAGTTCCCCTTGCTGTGCCACCATCTATTAGGTTTATTTCCGCAGCAGTAGTAGTTACTCCATCAAGTATGTTTAGTTCTGCTGCAGTAGATGTTACCCCATCAAGAATATTAAGTTCTGCGGCAGTGCTTGTTACACCATCAAGTATATTTAATTCTGCTGTAGTAGCTGTAACACCGTCTATTAAGTTAAGCTCTGTTGCTGTAGCAGTTACACCATCTAATATATTAAGCTCTGCAGGTGTAGATGTAATTGCGGTATTACTTGCTGCAGCTAGTACAGGAATTGTACCACTTTGGTTAGGTAGATTAATAGTCCTATCAGCAGTAGGATCAACAATAGTAAGTGTAGTTTCGTGTGCATCTGCTGTAGCACCCTCAAACACAATAGCATTAGCTGCTTCCATCGTAACTGTATCTACTGTAGTGGTAGTACCACTAACAGTTAAGTCACCCGATATTGTAACTGCACCTGTACCTTTAGCTGTTAGTGTAATACCTATATTAGTGTCACCACCTGTAGCTGCTAAGATAGGAGCATTACCACTGGCACTGTTAGTTATTTCTAGTTGATTTACAGCAGAGCCTGTTGTTTGGAATACTACAAGCTCATTACCATTAGCATCAGCTATAAAACCACCATCAGCTATCTTAGGTGCTGTTAGTGTTTTATTTGTCAGTGTGTCTGCGGATACAAGTGACACAAGTGTTGAGTTAGCACCAGTAGGTAACAACATGGTGTTTGTAATACCTGCAGAGTGTGGTTGTCCTTGTACTATTTGCCCATGACTATTGCTTTCACAATTTAACTGTATTGCACCCGAACTACTGTTACCCCTAACAGCTATTACTCCCGTACCTTTTGCTAGTAAATTTAAGTCAATGTTAGAATCGCCACCAGTTGCCCCTAATATTGGGCCTTGTAAGAAAGCTGTTGAACTTGCAGCATTAGTCATCTCAAACTGATTAACTGCAGAACCTGTAGTCTGGAATATTAATTGTTCATTACCGCTTTCATCACCAATAAAGTGTGCATCATCAATTAAAATATTATTAGAGTTAGTGTCTAAGTTACCACCTAACTGTGGTGATGTGTCTTCTACAATATTACTTAACTCACCAGCAGCCAGACCAGATACAATAGCAGACCTTGTTATTTTCTTAAGTCCACCACCAGAAGTATCAATAGCAAGAAATACATCATCAGATGCAACAGTCGTTATTGCAGACAAATCACCTACTACAGTGGGATTAAAATTTGTACCATCTGCAATAAGTAAAGCACCTGCAGTATTAGTAGCCATTGTAAGATCATCACCACCAATAGTAAGATCACCTGCTAGTGTAGCATTAGCACCACTAAATGTTAAGGCTGTAGTTGTACCTGACTTAATAACTAAGTTACCAGAACTATTTGTAAGTGAGCCAAAGGTTGTACCAGCATCCTTTACGAATACATCTCCACCATCTGCATCAAGTATAACATCACCAGATGAATCTATTGTAACATCTGTACCATCATTAATAATTGTATCAAGTGCAATGCTACCTACGTTAGTAATATTAGCATCATTAAAACTTGTAGCACCTAAAGTATTTGCAGCAGCAGTAGAAGTAATACCAGCACTAGCAGTAATTAGTTGAGAAGCATTTACAGTAAAAGCAGTAGACCCACCAGTAGCAACAGTGATTACATCTGAGCCACTAAAGGTAATACTTGTATTAGTATCGCTATCTCCAGAAATACTATCCAACTGTATGTCACCAGCATTAGTAAAGTTAGCATCACTAAGATCAAACGTACCTGTAACATCTAAGTTACCACCTACAGATAAATTGCCTGATATATCAACAAGACCATTAATATCTACAGTAGTAGCAGCAATTTGTATTTCTGTGTCTGCAACAATGTCAAGCTGACCGTCAGCACTAGAATTAATATAAAGACCTGTATCACGAAACTGTAGCTTCTCTGTAGTAGCTATAAGAATGTCATCAGAAAACTCAAAGTAGTCTTCGTCTTCCATCCACTTTAATACACCATCATTACTTTCACCATCAAAGGTTACTGTAATGTCTGTACCTGAAGTAGCATTACCAATTGTAATTGACGTACCTAATAACTTAGTTACAGGTCCACCTTCAGCGGCTGTACCATCGTGTGTGTGTCCTGTACTCGCAGCAAAGGCAGCTAGTATTTGATCAAATTCATCATTAGTGTGGTCAGCAGTAATGGTATCGCCATCTGCATAAGTTGACTGTCTTGTGTATGTAGCACCCATTTAACGTCTAGCTCCTAATTGATACTCTAGTTGAAACCCTTTTAAGGAGTAGGGGTTACTCTCTCCATCATCTTCTACTCTTAATATAACAGAGAACCCCGATCCCTCAACAGATTTTCTGTCTAAAGGGTCTTGTCCTCCACCGTAAGTAAATTGTGTAGTACTAGAAGTTGTACTGTATACTGCTACATTATAAGCAGCAGCTAAACCTGTAGTACTAAATGGGTATGCTGCAGGTCTAGCAGAACCTCTATCTTCATTATCATACCTTAAAATTAAATCAACGTCAACAGCCCCTTCAGGTCTGTAGTTAATAATAACCTTTTGCATATGCTTGCGAATACCAGAATCACCAAAGACCATGTCTGGACCTCTATACTTACCCTTTATAGTTGTCCCATCAAAAGTACTTCCAATCTCTTGTCGTTGTACAAAGCCATCGACATCGCCATGTAAAACAATAACATCACCTGTTTCTACAAAGGTATCAGTACAAGTAGTTTTAAAACCTTTTAACTCTGAAAATTCAAAGCCCTCTTTTTTTAAAACACAGGTAGCACCTCTGGAAAGTTTTGCGGCCTGACCTGACTTATTAAAAAATATTCTGTATTGAGACTTGTCTGGTATAACTACACTATCAAAATCTACAGAATCTTTAATGTTCTTATCAAAAATAGATTGAATGTTTTTACTAATTGTTCCTAGTTCAGTATCGCCAATACGTTCAGTAGCAGCAATAGTACGTAAACCATCTGGCCCAAGGAAGATTAAGTCACCTGCAAATTCCTGTACAGTAAAACTATTAATGCATCCAATGTTTCTAGTTACTGGCTCTACTACAAAATTTGAACTTGAGGAACCTGTAAGTTTAAATATTCTATTTTCACAAAATATAAATAAACTATTACGAAAAACTTTTAATGCAACAACTGTATCGTCTACTTGTACACTACCTGCACCAGAACC